GTTATCCCTTACGCGAGAAACCCGCGCAAGAATGAGGATGCAATAGCCAAGGTTTCCGCGAGCTTGGAGGAATATGGTTGGCAACAGCCGATTGTGGTTGATGCTGATATGATTGTTATCGCTGGCCACACTCGTTTAGAAGCGGCCAAGCGTTTGAAGATGGCAGAAGTTCCAATCCATATCGCTGACAAATTGACCGAGGCTCAAGTCAAGGCGTTTCGTATTGCCGACAACCGCGTTGGTCAAGAAGCGGAGTGGGATATGGATTTGCTAAAGCAAGAGCTTGGTGATTTGTCAGAATTGAGTTTTGATTTGTCTTTGACCGGCTTTGATAGTGACCAGCTTGATGAGTTGCTTTTTGACGCGCTTGAAAACGAGGGCCTGACAGATGAGGACTTAGTCCCTGATGTTGAGGAAAGTCACGTTTCTCGCTCTGGTGATGTTTGGGTTCTCGGAAACCATAGATTAATGTGTGGGGATAGCACTGTTATAAGCGATGTTGAGAAGTTGTGCGATGGCAATATGATGGACGCTTGCTGGACTGACCCACCGTATAACGTTGATTATGAGTCGTCTGCCGGAAAAATCAAAAACGACAACATGAAGGATTCCGAGTTTAAGAAGTTTCTTAAGGATGCTTTTATGACTGCGTTCTCTGTAATGAAAGAGGGTGCGCCTATTTATGTTGCCCACGCAGACACAGAGGGTCTTAACTTCAGAAGTTCCTTCAAGGAGGCGGGGTTCAAGTTGTCCGGCTGTTTGATTTGGGTCAAGGACAGCCTTGTCCTTGGTCGCTCTGATTATCAGTGGAGACATGAGCCTATTCTTTACGGGTGGAAAGAGGGCGCGGCTCACAGTTGGTTTGGTGGGCGAAAAAATACAACGGTTATGGAGAGTGATTATAAAAACTTCACAGTTCATAATGACGGGACTTTGGATATTGACATCGGCAACAATATTCTTCGTGTAACGGGGACGGATTTATGTGTCGAGGAAATTCTCCCAACAACCATCCGAGCAGAAAAACCAAAAAGAAGCGACAAGCATCCGACAATGAAGCCAGTCGGCCTTGTTTTGCAAATGCTTGAAAATTCCTCGAAGGTTGGCTCGTCTATTCTTGACCTATTTGGCGGTTCTGGCTCCACGATGATTGCGTGTCAAAAAAGCGGACGTAAATCTTACCTGATGGAGTTCGACCCTAAATATGCAGATGTCATTGTAAAAAGATGGCAAGATTTCACGGGGAAGAAGGCCGTTCACGCAGAAAGTGGGGTTTCTTTTGATGAACTCATTTCTAAGAAATAAACATATAAACATATCTTTATATGTGCGGGGAGTATTGAATGGCATCTAATAGCACAGTCCCGCTTGCAACTATCGCCAAGCTTTTAGACCTGACCGAGCGTCGCGTCAACCAACTGGCGAAGGATGGTGTGTTGCCCAAGGCGGCTCGTGGCCGTTACGAGCTTGTCCCTGTTGTTCGCGCTTATATATCTTATTTGCGCGACAGGGCGGTTAACAGCGATGTCGGGCCGGACGATTACGCGGCACAGCGAACTCGCCTCACAAAAGCCAAAGCTGATATGGCTGAAATGGAAAAAGAACAGATGGCCAATAGCCTCATTCCCGCGTCTGATGTTGGCGACGCTTGGGAGACTATGGTTTCCAACATGAGAGCCAAAATGCTTTCTATACCAACAAAGGTCGCAACATCTGTCTTTGTTGCTGAAGATGTTTCGGAAACCAAGAGAATAATCAAGGAGCAGATAAATGAAAGCCTCGCGGAACTCTCGACGATACAAGTCAAAACCCATAACCCTATCAGGGCCACCGCCTCTGACGACGATAGCGACAAAAACGCTAAATCTACTCGCGCCGCCGCCGGAGATGAAGGTTAGCGATTGGGCTGACAACTACAGGCGTCTATCAGCAGAGGCTAGTGCCGAGGCCGGTCAATGGTCAACCGAGAGGGCTGAATATCAGCGAGGCATTATGGACGCCCTGTCCGATGAAAAGATTGAGAACGTCGTTGTGATGTCATCGGCGCAAGTTGGCAAGACTGAAATCATCCTAAACTTGATTGGCTATCATGTAGACCAAGACCCTTGCCCCATCTTGTGCGTTCAGCCAACACTCGACCAAGCGGCCACGTTTTCGAAGGATAGGGTCGCGCCCATGTTTCGAGACACGCCCAATCTAAAGGATAGGATTAAAGACCCGCGAAGCCGTGACGCCAAGAACACAACCTACCACAAGTCCTTCGAGGGTGGCCACCTGACACTGGTCGGCTCTAACAGTTCGAGTGGCCTTGCGTCCCGCCCAATTCGTCTTGTGCTATTTGATGAGATTGACAGATACACAACAACAGCAGAGGGCGACCCGATTGAACTGGCAAAGAAACGCGCGGCAACATTCTGGAACCGCAAGTTCGTGATGGTAAGCACCCCGACTGTGAAGGGCCATTCCCGCATTGAGGCAGAGTTTGAAAAATCTGACAAACGCGAATATCATGTTCCCTGTGCCGATTGTGGCCACTCACAAGTAATGCGCTGGTCGAATGTTCATTGGGAGCAGGATAAACCAGAAACAGCGCACTATGCTTGCATTGAGTGCGGTTCGGTATGGGATGATGCGGCTCGCTTTCGAGCAATACGCAGGGGAGAGTGGTTAGCCACCGAGCCACTCGTCGGGACGGCGGGTTTCCGACTTTCTGGTTTATGTAGTCCGTGGTCGCCACTCGAAGGAATGGTGCGCGACTTTTTACAGGCCAAGAAACTACCAGAGACGTTGCGTGTATTCGTCAACGTTACCCTTGGCGAGACATGGGAAGAAGAAGGCGAGACCGTCGCGGAGATGGAGATTGCTAACCACCGCGAGGAATACGGCGACAAGTTGCCGGACGAAATCGTGTTCTTGACTGCTGGGGCTGACGTGCAAGACGACAGGCTTGAGGTTGAAATCCTCGGTCACGCTCGTGACTCCGAAACCTACTCAGTGGCTTACCACACCTTATACGGCGACCCTGCTTCGGCGGCTGTCTGGAATGACCTCGACGGGATACTGTCGCTTGAGTATCAAACATACGACGGCAGAAGCCTTGGCATAAAAGCGACGGCAGTTGACTCTGGCGGGCATCACACTCAGGCGGTGTATAAATACTGCAAGCCCAGAGTTTCCAAGCGCGTGTTCGCAATTAAGGGTGTCGGCGGCGAAGGCAAAGCCCCTGTTGGTCGGCCCAGCACCAATAACAACCTGAAGTGCAAGCTGTTCCCTGTCGGCGTCGATACAATCAAAGAGATGGTGTATTCACACTTGCGAATAAAAGAGGAAGGTGCTGGCTATTGCCACTTCCCCGCCTCTTACCCTGACGAGTATTTCAAGCAGTTGACCGCCGAGAAGGTTGTCAGAAAATACCACAAAGGGTTTCACAAGCGAGAATGGGTAAAAACACGCGCCAGAAACGAAGCACTCGACTGTCGTGTTTATGCGTTGGCGGCATTGTCAATCGTCAATGTCAATGTTAATATAATTGCACAACGGTCTGCGTCTGCTAAGACAGAGACCGATGGTGAGGCTAAACCTACCAAGAAAGTTCGGCGCAATATGCCGAAGCGAGACGGTGGATTTGTAAATGGATGGCGTTGATGGCGACTAAATCGAAAGTGGATGGGCCGCGTATCAAACAGAAAATACGCCGGAAAGGTCGTCACGCTAAAACCGTGAAGGCAAGAGATAAGAAACAATCGTTCTTCACGCAAGGAGCAGTCCGTGGCTAATTTATTCGACCCAGCAAATGCACCGACCGGCGTCCCGACTAACATAGTTGTCGGTGACTTTGTCCAGTTTAAGATTACTGAATACTCAGAAGATTATCCCAACACCGCCTATACGATGACATTCTTGGCTCGTAGTGCCACTGGCAACAGCACTGAGATTACGTTCGACGCCACGGCGTCTGGTGATGATTATCTTTTCTCTGTTGGCAGTAGCACGTCAGAAAACTTTGACGTTGGTCATTTTCACTATCAGTTAGAGATTAAACGCAACAGCGACAATGAGCGTCTAATTGTTGACCGTGGCGAAATAGATATTCTCACTGACCTAGACAACAACATCGACCCAAGAACTCACGCCGAGATTATGCTAGGCAAGATTGAAGGACTGTTGGAAGGTAAGGCTGATGCTGATGTCTCCAGTTACTCTATCAACAACAGGTCTCTTACCAAGCTGTCGCCAGACGAGCTTGTCGAATGGCGTGACTATTACCGCCGAGAGGTTGCAGACCAGAAGCGGCAAGAGTCAATCACGCACGGACGCAAGACTAGCGCAACAATCCTGATGAGGTTTTAATAATGGCACTATTCGACAACATCTTTGGTCGCAAGCCCAAGGCGAACAACCGTCTGAAACTGCCCAAGCAGTTCCGTTCATACGCTGGCGCAAATCAGGGCCGACTGTTTGCTGACTTTCTGACAAGCAATTCGTCAGCCGACCAAGAACTGAACAACTCATTGCCGACGCTTCGCAACCGAAGCCGAGACCTTGCAAGAAACAACGAATACGCCAAACGCTTTCTAAACCTGATTAAAACGAACGTAGTGGGTGAGAAGGGCTTTAGCCTACAGGTTCGCGCTCGCAACGCTGACCGTTCTCTGGACTCGGCTGGGAACGCAATCCTTGAAAATGCTTGGACTGCTTGGGGCCGTATGGGCAACTGCGAAGTCTCTGGTCGTATGTCTTGGCTGGACTGCCAGCGTTATGTTGCCGAGACGATGGCCCGCGATGGCGAGGTGTTTATCAAAAAGGTCAAGGGCAATCAATACCGCGACGGGTTCGCCATTCAGTTCATCGAAGGTGAGATGGTTGACCACGACAAGAATGGGCGCGGCAAAAACGGCAACGAAATCCGCATGGGTATTGAGGTCGATGAGACCGGCCGCCCTGTGGCCTATCACGTCAAGACGCGCCACCCAAATGACATCGCCCTTGCAACTAACCGCAATGAGCGCGTCACTGTCCGCGTTCCTGCCGACCAAATGATACACGTTTTTGTGCAACAGCGTATGCACCAGACTCGTGGCGAACCTATGATGGCTCCAGTTATTGCTGGCCTGAAAATGTTGGGTGGATACCGAGAAGCTGAGTTGGTTGCGGCCCGTGCGGCGGCGGCAAAGTTTGGCGTCATCACAACACCGTCTGGCGATGAGTTCATTGGTGACGATGAGACCGACGAAGGTGTGCCGATTGTGGACATGGAGCCGGGTTCTTACAGCCAACTCCCTGCTGGCTTTGACTTCAAGATGATTGACGCGACACATCCGACCACAGCCTTTGAGAGTTTCGAGAAAGCTGTCTTGCGCGGTATTGCTTCTGGCTTGAACGTGAGCTACACCAGCCTGTCGAATGACCTCACTG